CGTGGCTTCCGTCTCGGCATCCTGTGCGCGTTTGGCATAGATGCTGCTGGTCGCCTCCAGGCCCTTCGAATAGCTGTCCTGAAAGTCGCCCACCTCTTTCAAAGCGCGCAGGCGATCTTCTTCGGCCTGTTTTGCGAACGGCTGCTGAGCGATGTAGGCCTCAACCGTGGCGCGATAGGCTTCGAGCGACTGCTTGCCGGCGCTGTACCCAGCGGACAGCTTGAGCAGGTTCTCCGAATAGTCGGAATCGACGCCCACGCTCTTGCCATTGATGCGATCGACTAGGTCCGCGTATTCCTTGGCAGCTGCGCCCTGGTCTTTGATCGCCTTGGCAGAGGCTGTATCCGCGAACTTCGCCCGCACCAGCTTTTCCATTTCCGGCGGAATCGCGCCGAATTCCTTTTTCAGCTTGTCGAGTTCGGCGGCCAGACGCTGCGCCGACGAACCGTTCTGTGCATACCAGTCGTCCAGTCGCGCGGTACGGGTCCGCAACGCGGCCGTGGCCACTTCGCCTTGCAGCAACTTGACGCGAGACATGGCGCCTTCGTACTTGCCCGAGAGTTCAACCTCCTCGAGCTGGAGCATCATGCGGGCCCGGGCATCGGTACCGGCCGCGGCCTGGGCCGCTTTGTTTGCGTCGAGTGCCGCTTTGGCACGTGCGAGCCCATCCTTATCGACTTCACTGACCCCGCCCAGGTCCTTGATGCGTGGCTCGGTGGCGGCCAGCGCATTGCGCTCCCTCAGCTTCGTGATCTGTTCGTCGAGACGGACGATCATTTCGGCGGTCGATTCTTCGGTCGACTGCGTCGCCTGATCGTTTGCTTGTTCCGCCTTGTTGCCAAATACCGTCCATGCGGTCGCGGCGACGCCAAGAATCGCGATGACGGCGCCAACTGGGCCGCCAAGGGCGGTGAGCGCAGCACCCGCCAGGCCGCCCGAAATAGACGCAGCACGCGCGGCTGTCGCCTGCGCGGTAAGCGCAGCAGCGTGAGCGGAGGCGGCCGCCGTCGCCCGCGCCTGCGCTGGGATCAGGCCGTTATTCGTGATAGCCAGGGCCACATTGCCCTGTGCCGCGAGAACAGCAGCGCGGAGTTCGTTGACGCGCGCCGCGGCGGTGGCCGATGCTGCTGCCGTCGCGGCGACGTTCGACTGTGCCGACGCCAGGTTGCTCACTGCGAGAGCGCGATTCGCCACCATCGAGCTCACAGCGCCCGCAGCGGATGCGTGCAAAGCGGTGCCGAGCTTGACGGCCGCAACCGTTCCCATGGCGCCGGCTGCGAGGGTGAGGTTGTCGGCGAGGAGGTTGATGCTGCCCGAAAGCACCGCGACGACGCCGCTCGATTGCGCCGTCGCACCAACCATTTCCAGGACATTGTTCTTGAGGACGGTTACGGCGCCACCGATCGTCTCCACGGAGCGCGCCTCGTTACGTAGCGTGCCCAGCGCGCGCGGCAGTGCGTCGGCCAGAACGGCGGTGGTCAGCTGGCCCTGCTCGGCCATCGCCCGCAGCGCACCAACAGGAACACCGATGCCGTCGGCCAGCGCTTGCATCAAGCGTGGCGAGGCTTCGTTGACGGAATTGAACTCGTCACCGCGCAGCACGCCCGATGCGAACGCCTGCGACAACTGCAGGATCGCGGACGAAGCTTCATTCGTCGATGCGCCCGACACTTTCAGCGCCAGGCTCACAGATTCGGTGATGTTCGATACCTGCGCTTGCGCAATGCCCAGATCCCGCGTGCTCTTTGTGATGCTCGCGTACAGCGATGCCGTCGAGGAAAGGTCCGATTGCGCAGTGGTAGCAATGCGGCGCACGGAGTTCTGCGCATTCGTAAATTCGCTTTGACCGGTCGTGGCCAGCTTAAGCTGGGCGAGGTATTTGCCGTACTGATCGGAAAGCTGGGCGACCGCGGCGATGCCGCCGCCAAACGCAATGCCCGAAAGTGCGGCGCCAAACCCGCTGATCGAGCTCCCGGCATTTCCTGCGGCCTCTTCCGCGGCTTGGAGCTGCTCGATCAGTGGGCGCGCGTCATCGGCAACGCCAAGCTGCTCGGCACGCAGAGCGGCTAGCTGGGACGCAGTTTTGCCGATGCCATCGGCCTGCGAGCGAAGCCCTGCAAGGAAGTCATTGCCGGCATTGAGCTGTCGTTGTGCTGCCGCTGCCTGGGCAGTCTTGCGCGTCACGGCATCGAGCTGGTCAAGGTAGGGGCGCAACGCGGTCACGTTCAGCCCGCGAGTGTTTGCCAGGGCCTCGTAGTACGATGCGCTGCCCTTTGCCCCGGCGTTCATCGTGGCGGTGGCGCGCTGGATGGAATCGGCCATGGTCTTCGTCGCGCGGTCGACCTGACCGGCTGCGGCGCCGGCGCCATCCCCCACGGTGCGCAGGCCGGATGACCCACCCAGGTTCTCCAGCGACTTCCCGGCCTTCTGGGCGGTAGCACCGAGATTTTCAAGGGTTTTGCCGGTGCGCGTGGTGGCGGCCTCAACCTGGCGCAGGCCGGCTTCGACGCCAGAAGCGTCTGCGGTAACCTTGATAACTGCTTCGTTGGTGATTGTGCTCATTCGCCGCCCATAAAAAAGCCGCCCGGCGGCGGCACTGCATTCAATCCGAGCTCCGCATTGCCGTAAGCGCTGCGTCTTCCATCACCTGGAGATCCTCGTCCAGCTGGTTGTATTCCTCGACCGTCAGACCCATGCGGTCCATCCGGTTGTAGGCGACGAGAAAATTCAACCCGATCGGGCCGCCCATTGGAGCGAAATTCCACTGCTTGCGCAGCCCGGCAAAGGTGTTGTAGGCCCGCACGTTGTCGGGCCAGATTTCGACAGACGTTGTCACCTCATCCCGAGTCATGCCTGCGATCGCAAGTTCAGCGTCGGTGGGCGCGGCCTCGTACATGGCGGTGGCAACGTCTCTTAGTTTTTTGCGCGGGCGCCGGTCAGTTCGGCCAGGTACACGTCGAGCACGGCGCGGGCCGAGCCCATGTAGCGCTGCACCAGCTTCTCGACAGCGTCCTTGCCGAACGGTTCGTCCAGATCCCAGCCACTGGCGATATCCATCAGCGCGTCGACGTCTTCAGCGCCAGCCAGGGTTTCCATGAATTCCTTGAAGTCATCGCGCGTGCGGTGCTTGAAGATGAATTCGACGTCGGCCGATTTGCCGCCCGCGACCGGGATCGACACGATGGCTTTGAAGGTAGCGGCGACGGCCAGGGTAAGTTTTGCTTTTGCCATGATGATTTTTCTTTCAGGAGGGGATAAAAAAGACCCACGAGGCGCTACCCCGCGGGCTGGGAAAAGGCCGGCGCCGACAATTCGGCGCCAGCTGGCAACACGGATCAGTAGCGAACGACCTTGTTCTGCAGCGAGAAGACGGACTTCACCGCCATCACACTGCCCTTGGCCAGGCTCGGCGACTCGTTGAACGAGCAGTAGCCGGCGTACAGCAGCACGCCGCCACCCGGGAGCATGCCGCGCAGGCAGGTCAGCGCGACGCCATCCGAGATCTTCTTCAGGGCGGCGTGATGCGCCAGCGACTTGTCGTCGGCGGTCGTCAGCGTGACGGTGGTTGCGGTGAAGCCGTCGGGCAACATGACCGGCATGTCGCTGTCCAGCAGCGGAACTTCGACGTTCTTGCCATCGCCGCCGGAGATGTCAGCACTGACCACGCCAGTCACGGGAGTCCAGGTAGTGATCTTGCGCACGGTGCCCAGACCGGCGCCAGCAGGGAACAGCGAGGTGTCGCTCGTGTCCAGGCCTTCGAACGTGAACGAAGTGCCCGACGCCGCCTTTGCGCGGAAGACGCGGCCATTGGCCTTGCTCCAGCCACCGGTGTATTCGAAGTAGTCGCCGGCGGCGAAGGTATTCGTCGCGGTGGCCACGGCCTCGGTGGCGTTGGTGATCGCGGTGATGCTGACGGCAGCGGCGAATGCGGACGCAACAGCGAACGCGATGTTATTTGGCAATTGCATATCGGCCTTTCAGGGGTAAAGCCCGGAAGCCGGGCATGAAAAAAGCCGCCTGGATTGCTCGAGGCGGCTTGGGATAAAACAGGCTTGGGTCAGCAGAACAGCATGAAGTCCTGCATGGTCCCGCGTAAATCGGTTTCTTCGTCGTACGTGGCCACGCGGCCGCTCGCGACCTCGACCTGGAGCGCGGTCGCGGAGCGTAGCGCGTCCTCGACCAGCATGCCGATCTCGGATGCCTCAATGCGGCGCGTGCTCCAGACGTTGACCTGGATGCGCACGTGCTGCTTGGTCGGGCGGTCGTCTGACAGGAAGTTCATCGGCTCGCCGCCCACCGCCTGGTAGGTGATGTACGGCTTATCCGTGCCTACCTCCGCCACGTCGGGGAAGATGCGGCCGCCTGCCAGGTGGCTCAGCGCGCTGTGCACTTGTTCTTCGGCTGTCATGATCCTGTCGAGTTCCTGGCCAGTTGTTCGGTCAGCGTGCGCGTCATGACGTCGACCGCTTCCTGCTTTTTGCTTTCGTAGGCCGGACGCATGAACGGGTAGGCCGGCGCGCTGGCCGTGCCGTACTCCAGCTCAGCCGCCGCGCGGTGCGCCTTCCAGCCGACCGTTTTCCCGGTCTTTTTGCTGACCCTGGTGTTCTTCGGCACGAACTTGTGCCCGCCCTCTACGAAGCGCCAGTAGAACGCGTCGCTGCCGCCGTAGCTGCCTTCGCGTACCGTGACCAGGTAGACCTGCCGCTGGCCGGCATCCGAGTGTTCTTCCAGCCGCTTGACGATGATGTTTCGGTGAATCGTGAAGGTCTTCGCGTTCTTGGCGGCGTTGCGCTTCGCTTCCTCGCGGAAGACCTCGGCGCCAGCGAATCCAGTTGCTCGCAACACTTCCTCGCCGACGCCATCCTCCAGCTTCGACAACGTGTCGCGGAAGGTGGATTCAAACTGCGAAAGGTCGAACTCGATCATGACGTCGACTCGCAGACCAGGAACACAAAAGCAGAATCCCGGCTATCGGGCAGCGCCGACTTGATGTCGTAGACCTTCGCCTTGAACAGCACTCGCGCGCCGGTGTCGACGTCGGCCCGCGCGCGGATCCGGATCGAGCACTTGACGATCGCCGTGTCGGCGCCGGCGCGCATCACCTCGGCGCCGGACTGGAACAGCACGTCGGCCCACACGGTGGCGATGTCGGGCCAGCTCTCAATCGGCTGGCCCAGCGCGTCCTTGCCGGCGCCGCGCCGCTGCAGGGTGATCCGGTCGTTCATCACAGGTACACCTTGACGCCGTCCAGCAGGCGCCCCAGGAACTCACTCTTCGGCGTGCCGGTCGGCGCGAAGTGCTCGGCGACTTTGCCCAAGATGTAGCCCTTGAACTCGTCGGGCACCGTGCTGTCGTCGATGCCGTACCCGCAGGTGTATTGCACCTCGACGGCGCTGATGCGCGCCTGCGTTGCCGGCCAGGCCCGGCCCGGCGCCGGCACGATGTAACCCGGCTCGCTTTCGTTGTCGACCAGGTAGTCGTCCGGGTGCAGGGTCTGGCGCGCGCCGTTGGCGTCGTAGAACTTGATGTGCTCGACGAGCATCACCGGTGGATGCTCGAGCCGGAAGGCCGGCGGGAATGCGTCGAGCGTCAGCCGGTAGGTCTGCTGCACCAGCGCGCGGCCTGTTTCGTGCTCGGCCTCGCGCGTGTGCTGGCCGACGACCTGGCGCAGCTCGACGTCGGCCTCGGGCCCGTCCAGGCGAGCCGACAAGCGTGCGGCGTCCAGCGCCACCGCCAGCGCCGCCGGCGGGGTGATCAGTCGTAGGCTCATCGGGTCGTTCCTTGTGTTGCTGGTGGGCGGCCGGCGCCGTGCGGCGCGCCAGGTGCTGCCGGCGCGCGCGCGTACTCGACGGC